TTGAAAGTAACTATTGTTTTCGCCGAAAGTTACATAACCTTTTTGTTTCGATTCTATTATTTGCGGTGCTTCGTATTGCGCCAAATTTATTACGTCTATATTCATAACATCACAAAATCATTATTAGATGAATGTTCGTCAGTTTGCAACCCTGCCTTGTAACACCATACCTGCTCGCTTCCTAAAAAGTTAGTAAGGTTGTATAATTGCACGATATAAAAACGACCTGCCTTTAAAGAATACACCGCTTGAACTCCGATATAATAACCGTAGTCAATTATTGTTGGTGCGTTAATTGTTGCGCTTGTTCCTGCTTCTTGGTCGATTATTACAATACTTGTTATCGTTGTGGATCGTGGCGCACATTTCAATATTTGGCTTGATGCACTTACTTGTAAAACATTCATATTTATAAAACTATTAAAGTAGAAAACTGTTGCATAAAAAAAGGGTTACATTTCTGCAACCCCTTATTATGGAGACAATCAAACAAAATTCTAAGTTGTTGTGAAAGACGTTAATCCAGTCAAATCAGTTAATAAACCTGCTTCCGTTGTGCAATTGATTGTGTTTGCTGGCAAATTTTCGATACCTGTAAACGTCAATGTATAACCGTTCATATCGCCTGCCTCAACACCGCTTGCAATACTTCCTGCTGTTAAATCCATTCCACGTCTTAAACCTGCAATTCTGTAAAGGTTGTCTCGACCTCTTACAATAATATGCGGTCTTCCGTATGATAGCAATTTAACCATTTTAGTAGTTTTTGCGTCCTGCTTTTTCAACGTAATACTTAATTCTTGTGAAAAGAAAGTTGTACCATTGTTTCTGTCCGTTGTGATAGTTTCAGTGAAACTATTAGTTCCTTTTAAAGTGAATTTAAAACACGCTGTTACGTTTGCAATAGCCGTGATAATATCTTCCTCACCTGCCGTTGTTGAATAACTTACATCAACCTCGGGGTTAAAATCCCCGAAGTTGATTAAATATACCGCGTCTAATCCACCGATTGAATCTTTACAAACTTCTAATCTGCCGTTAGCTAAATCGCACATAAGTTCTTAGTTTACAGAGTTAGTAACATTGTATGTAACGATATCCTCTACAACACCATATTGAACACCTGCCGTCATTCTCATAACGATTCTAACATTTTGAGAACCGTCAACATCTGCCATATCCAAAAGTTTTACCTCTTGTGCATCGTTCATTAAACCAGTTCCAAATACTAAATTTTCTTTAGTTGTTGCAATCATTGTAGATGCAGGCAAACCTGGTGCGTGTGCTAATTTAACACCCTCGAAAGGTAGGATAGCGCCACCGTTAAACCACATTGAACCTTTACCATCAACACCATTTGCACCGATATTAGTAGCGAAACCACCTAATGCACGAACATACAATCTAAAAACGTTTGTTGAAACATAAATATGGAAATCTTCACGTGCTGAAACTGCTAATGGAGTAGCATCAAGTACTTTTCCGATTTCTGCAATTACGTTAGTTGAAGTCAAACCACCACCTACTAATGCAAGTTCTTGTGCTGTTGGTAAAGCTGGGTCTAAAGCCAACAAAGTAGTGAATCCGTCAAACTCTCCGTTATTAGATGCAACACCTCTCCAAATGTTTACTTCGTTTTCAGAAGCTACTTTTTCTGCGTATTGTGCTAATAAGAAGTCTGTAAACGATTTCGGCATAACATCAAATGCTGAATAACCCATTTCGATTGCGTCCCAATCATTTCTGAAAGTTGTTTTACACAATTGGCGGTTAACTTGTAATTCTTTCGGTTGGATTACTCTTTCTGTTAAGGTAATCGTGCCTGCTGGATTGAAGTCGCAAGATGCGTTAGATAATAATTTGTCAGTTGCAAGTCGTTTCATTACTGACTTAAACTTAACGTTCGGCATAATCGTAATTAAATTACTTGCCAAAGTTGGTGCAGGCAATAAAGCCGCCGCAATGTATTTTCCTGCAAATTCTCCCGAATAAGAGGTAGTAACTGAAGTAGTTGTACTCATTTTATAATATTATTTTAAATTAAACTGCTGTTAAAGTGATTGATCCTGCTGCAACCCCTGACCCGTTTACATACCAATTTGTTCCGTCACAAACTAATTCTGCGAAGTCGCCGATTGCCTCTGCTGATGCCACAAAAGAAATTGTGTTTTCGTCAACTCCTGCTACGTGTGCTCCGTTAACTAATACGCTTCCTTCAATAACATTTGTAGCCGCCTTTACCGTCCAATCTGTAGTTGCAAACAATTGACCTACGATAAATTTGAATCGTAAACCTGCTGATGTTGCTACTGCTGGAAGTGTAATTTGCGCTCCTGCTGATGCTTTTAATATTAATACTTTTCCGCTATCCTCTGCGGTTAAAGTTGTTGCGCCAGTTACGGCTTCAACTACTGCCAACTGACGTTCTGTATCGTTGGTTACTGCTAAATAAGTTGTGCTCATTTTATTTGTTTATAAATTTTAGTACTAAATCCATTGTGCTTTTAGGTGCTTCAACCTTTACTTTTTCCGTTGGCTCTGGATTGTGAACAATTGCTTTCGGCTCTTCCATTTGTGCCAACTTAACTTTCAATGCTTCGTTTTCAGCTTTCAACTCTTCGTATTCTGAAAAGAACGTTTCTTTAACCATTGATTCAACTGTTTTTTTAACTGCTGATTTTTCAATCGTTTCAGCTGGTGCTTGTGGTTTTTCCAATTCTTCTTCTTCAACTTCTGCAGGCTCTTCTTGTTCTTTGATTTCTGCAATTACACCTTCTTGAGTAACGATTAAAAGCATTCCATTTTCAACAACGTATTCTCCAACGGGTAAAGGAATTCTTTGGTCGTCTTCCGTTACTACAAAAATTTCGTTATTAGCTTCAAAGCTATCCGCTTCAATTACCGTAACACCGTCGTTAAGTTTCATTTGCTCCAAGTTCACTTCGATATTCAAAGCAACGCAAATCTTTTTTACTATTTCTTTATAATTCATTTGACTTTTTTTTATTAAACTATTCTGTTTTTGTTCTGTTGCACTTTAGCGAATTATTACGGTTACGTTTTGGGTTGGATTGATTACAATTTGCGTTCCACCGCTTACCGTTGAACCTATCCCTTGTTGTGATAATTCGCCCTCACAACATTCTTTTTTGTACTTACCGTCCTTGCATAAGCAACCACGTTTTCCGCCTTTAGGTGATGTTGTTTTTGTTGGCATAAATTAGATTGTAGGTATAGATTTTATTGCTTTCTCCATTAAATCAACTTCGTTATACCATTCTTTAGGCAATGGAATACTTAATTCTTGTGCTTTCTTTTCAGCTTCTTTTAAATTTTGAACATGAATATTTCTCATTAATTTAGAGCTGTTTGCAATTTCAGATGCTTCTTTTTTAACATCTTGAATTTTTTTAACTAAAGATTTAATAGATGCTTCCATATCTACTCTTCTTTTTTTGGTTTGTTCTAATGGAAGTAAAACTGCCAACTCCACTAACTGACTTTCCAACTTAACAGCTTCTTTATCAGATAGCTTGTTGATAATTTCTAAACTTGTTTTCATTTATATGATTTTATAATTTGTACTACTTTTTCACGCGCGCTCATTTCGTAACGTTCGGCAAAATACCCCTCGATGCTGAATCCTTTTAACTCGCCACTTTTTACCTTTGCCCACGTTTCTTCGTTGTCAACTTTCATCGCGATCATCCACGTTCCTTTGGGCAAATCGAAACCGTATAATTTAGATTTATCCATTTCGGCATCTTCAATGATCCACGATTCCACGATTGTCATTCCGTCAACTTTAACGGCGTGTTGCTCCGTTGTGTTTTGATGTTGCCCTCGCATAAATACCAACTCACTTGCACGTTTTACAGTTGATTCAGAAAAGAATATTTCAAACTCTTTATCTTTATCTTTACGGTAAATTTTCTTATTAGGAATTAACGCCGCTCCTAAAACAATTCGCTTTTCATCAATTGCTTTTAATTCTACAAAGTCTTTTGAAAGTGCAATAAAATTTTCTTCAATCGCTGGCTTTTCCACAAGCGAAACGGCAAAAACACCGTCTTTCTTTTCGTCCTTAATTACTAATTCGTAAACTTCCATAACTATAAAACTATAATTGTGATGTTTGTTGCACTTTCAAATCAAACTGCTGTGCGCTTGTGATGTCGTTGCTTACTACGTATGCTTTAACGGGCTGTTGTTGTAAGGTTGCCAATTG